CGCCGCGTCGGCAAACATCTCGACTGCACTGTCCAGATCTTTGCCCATTGCAGACGCTGTATCGCCAAGGGTCCCAAGGTATTTTGTCGCATCAAGGCCATAGGCCGTGAGTTTTCTGAACCCGTCCGCGACCTCTCCAAGCTGGTATGGCGTCTTTGCGGTAAACGCTGTAATCCAGTCGAGGGCCTCTTCCGCTGCCTCGCTTGACCCGGTAACCGTCTTGAGGCTGACGTCCAGCGTTTCAAGAGACGACGACACCCCAAGAAACGAATTGCCAATCTCGGCAATGGCCTTGACAGAAAAATAAGCCAGGGCCCCTTTGATGGCCTTGCCCATTAAATTTACGCCCGCGGTCGTTTTGTTTATCTGGCTATTCAATCCGGCCATGGACTTGTTGGCCGTAGTCCCTGCACTGGATGCGGTTTTGCCCATATTGTCCAAGGCTTTGCCCATGGACTTGACCTTGACAGATCCCTTGTCATCGACTTGCAGGGTTATTTTCACGGTGTTCGAGTTCATATTTGATCCGTCCCAAGTCCATCCATTCTTCCAGGGTTAAGTCGTCTTGATCCAGCGGATACCCGCCGTCTTGCAGAGCCTTAATGCGTAACAGCTTGTGGGTGTACGGGTGGAGATCTTCAGGCCTCTTTGACTTGCAGTCCTTGCAGATGGCGTCTAGCCAGCCTCCATTATCTTTCCGGCACTGCTCCTGTCGGGCCGGGGTACACAACCCGGCCCGGATGGCCATCAGATCTTCCGTCAGTTTTTTTCAGCGTCCTCCCCCTGGTCGCGGGCGATGCGGGCCGATACATCAAACACCTGGGCGGCGAGCAGCTCGACAAGGTCAGCCGCCTGCTCCAGCACAATATCCTTCCAGTCTTCGCGGTACCCGGGCTGTGCAGGGTCTGTCACCAGGGGGACCCATTTCCCGTTCTGCTCAATCTCCAGGTCTCCCGCTTTGACGCCGGTCAATATCTCCAGCCCGTATTTCTGCCGGGCCTCCACAGTGCGATTGACAATCCTGCCATTATGGCGCTCAACAGATGCATTCTGATATGCCAGGCGCTGCTTGTTTGTCGGCAGCGTGTAGTACAAAGTCACGCTGTCGCCGGATATGTTATCTTCAATTTTCAGGCTGCATTTTCCACCAAGTCGTCTTGCCACGTGTATCTCCTTGATTGATGGCGGCACGCCGCCGTTGTTACGCGTATGTCAGTACAATCTCATCGTCGCCGGTGCTGTCGATGGTCGCTGTGAACGGCAGGCTGTACACCAGTATCCCATCCCGGTCTCCGTAGCTGGGCGCCCCGTACTGTGCCTTGGGAATGGAAATACTGATCTTGTTGCCGCTTTCAGATCCGACGGTTGCCGAAATAGCCGCCTTGGTTGCTCCGGCCCAAGCGCTCCACGGATCGAATTCGGACAATGCCGCAGTCTCCGGATCAAGAGATCCAACAGGGGTCCGCGACTGAATCTCAATGCCAGTGATTCCAGCATCTGCATTGATGTCCTTACGCTGAGACGTGCTCACACCGAGGTCCACTTCAAAAGCCGTTGCAACAGGGGTGAACCCTCCTACGGTCAAGCCGAGGGACGCAACAACAGGCGGAACAATATCCCGCAGGACCGGTGAAGGCATGGTTTCGTCCGTCGGGTCAACCCATAACCCGGTCATGGAGAACTCAAGTGTTCCCAGCGCACCAACGGATGCGTTCAGCTTCACAGACCCGCGGCAGCCCACGGCCTTGTGCAACAAACCGTCTTGGTAGTAATAAATCGTGCATGAGTCATGCTCTGCCGGATCTGATACGGGCTGATAAACCCAGCCTGTCAACGCATCCCCGGTCTTTTTCATCCCGCAGGCCAGCAACAACGGTTCATATTCCGGCGGCAGAATGTCGGTATCAGACAACCCACCGCCTTTGAGCTCGGTTTGCAGCGTAAACGAGACAATCTTCGTTGTTACGACAGACCCGATCGGGCTCAAAACGTCCCGTACATAATCCCGGGTGACCTCCTCCCCGGACGGAGAAATACTGGACCCCGTATTGCAAACAAACGCATCAGTTGCCGGATCAGGCGATGCGTCGACACCGTATGTCGATTCAGTCTTAGCCAGGACAACCCGGCGCCTGGTTAACTTTGGCATGTCTGCCTCCTATTTCCTCAAATATGTTTGGACCGAAAACACGGCTTCATATCCGATGACCCCCGAGCCTTCAGGAGTGCGAAGGATGGAGTCGCGGGTCTTGACTATCTGTCCGGCATCAACCTCTTGACCGGCCAGGGCATCTTCCACCTGGTCAAGCAGCTCCAGGGCGGCAGTAGCGGCCTCATGGCTGGATCTGTATTTTTTGGCCAGGATGAGGATTGACCAGCTCCACGTCTGTGCCTGCACAAGAGATCCTGCTGCCTGGTTTTGCTTGGCAGGACCTCCGGCATAGACAACCCAGCACGCTGCCGAGCGCACATCCATGACTTTGCGGTCATCCATTCCCAGTGGCATGGAGCCGATCCGGACCGAGTCCGGCAGGCCTGCTTTCAGCAGGGCGATGATCTGGTCTTCCGTTTCGGTTCGTGTTGCCGTCATACCAGGTACCTCGTCAGCGTATCTCGTATTTCATCCCAATCAAGAGACTGTTCATCCGGCAAAAACGGCCTGGCAGGGATTGTTGACCCGGGATGCCGGACAGACATGACCGGATGGGACGCCCCAGGCCAGAACAGGGCCTTTTTGTTTTTGGGTCGGATAGTTCTTGGAGATGTTTTGCCACCGAACTGATGGATGGCCGCGTACACAACATTGGTCCCCACCTCGACTTTGTTCCCAGATGCCCTGGCCGTGATGGAGTTTTTGAGCCGGGCCGAATCCACAAGTGTCTGCCCGCCGGACGCCTTGACCCGTGCCGACTCCGGCCATTTATGCCCAGGCAGCCCGCCTTGCTCAAACGCTTCTGCAGACTGGGTGACAATGATTTCGCCGATTTCCTGCATTACCGGTGTCAAATCGGCCATCTTTTCCAGCAACTCTCCGAGCATGGCCTGTACAGGTCCGGTATCAACATCAACACTGACGCTTGGCATCAGTATCCCCTCCACGCATTCCGCGAGAAAACGGGCCGCGGGGCGTCAACAAGCACCTCGGACGTATCGGGATCAGCAGTCTCCCCGGCTGGCGCCCCGATAACAATGGTGCCTTTGGCAATTGATTCCAGCAGCCTGTGACACCTGGTTGACTCCTTTTCCCAGCTGTCGGGCACGACGACTCCAGGGCGGCGCAAGTACAGGTGGTTTACAGCCAGCTTGGCAGATATATTGGCGATAAGGCCAGGGACAGGATCGGCCAGGGGCACCGTTTGCACCGTGCCGACATACGCGTCGATCTCTCTGTCCGCTGCATCAATGGCCTCGACAAGCACGGCCTGGACGGTGTCGTCGTCCAAGCTGCCAGACCCGGCATCATCTGCCAGGTCCAACAGCTCGGATTCGGACAGTAGTTTTTTCATGTCATCAATCGACGAGTACATGCTACGCCCCGGATACGGTGGCCGTGCAGATGGCGGATGTATTGACAATGGGGAAGGGCTTACTTTCTGCCACCAGCTTCACACCAGATGGATCTTGCAGGGGGATGGGCTTGATGAAGAAGGGCATGGCCTGCAGCTTGCCGTCCAGGTCGTCGATGGCGCAATAGGGCATCTTGTGCCCGCCATCTTTGGCCACCATGACAAACTGATGGTCACCGACCTTGGCCGTCATGACTCCGGTTGACGGGTTCCGATACTTCTCGGCCATCCGCTTGACCGTGTACCCGCCCACGGTGATGGTGTTTTCGGTAATGGAAACCTTGATTTTGGCCGTAGTGGTCACGTTTTCCGCCAGGCCAACAAGGTTGGAAAAGGCCAGCTTGCCAGCATACGTCACAAGCGATCCACCGAAACCCTCTTCCTCGATCATCTCGGCCATGCCGGTCAAAATGGCAAAGACGTCTTTGATTTTTGCACTGGTCTCACTGAGGCTGGTTGTGGGCGTGTACGACAGGGGCGAGCCAAAATCGACCTCCCACGTCTCAAATCCACCGGACTCAAGGGCAACGGGCCACTGGATCTTTCCGGTCAAGGCCATGGCACCCATGGCCTCGGCAGTCTTGCGGCAGGCTTTGCGCAGATAGTCTGTCTTCTCCCTGGCCCACGCCTGCTGCCCGCCACGGCCAAGCACCTTGAGGTTGTTCAGATCTGCCCCGGTGACCATTTTGTTGGGCCGGATGGGCAGGGGTTCATAAAAGGTCACGGAACCGGATTCAGTGGTTGCAGGAACGGACGGAGCACCGCGCAGTACAACGGGCAGCTCACGCACCACGGCAGACACCATGTCCGACCCAACGACAGGGGACCCGAGGTTGGGGCGATCCGTGAAGACCTCGTCAATGATCGTGGTATGGACAGGGGGCAAAGATTTCAGGTTGCTGATAATTGCACCCCTGGAAAACAGCGCTGTAAGATTAAACATGCGTCACCTCGTTTTTTCTGGTTATTCGGCAAAGATTCCTGCGTCGCGCAGGGCATCAAGCTGGTCTGTGGACGGCGCACTCTGATCTGTCGCCCCAACCTTGAGTGTCGTCCGGACGACAGATCCGTGGATAACCACCAGGCCAGCCGTTGTTTTGGATGTGTCGATTTCAGCATCAAGCACGCCAACACAAGCATTCAGCGGGGCGACTCCGTCCGGGTCGTACGGTGCATACGATCCGTCAGCCGCACGGGCGAGCAACAGCCCGGTGGGGTATATGCCGTCATCGGCAGCAAATGTTCCGGACACGATGACAGGGGGATGGGCAGATCCCCGGGCCCGCTGGTCATCGTAATTCATCGTCGCTATTTTTGATGTGATAGTCATATATGCCTCCGGTTTGTTGTTTTACTCCACTAGACCCTGTCGCTCAGATCGACATATTCATCCGTGTCCGTTTTGGGTTCTTTGAACTCGGTAAACAGGCCGTGTTCCTTGCGGGATTCCAAAAAGTCCCAGAAATGATCTTCCAGGCTCTTCTTGCCTTCGGACTCGGAAAAACTGATCTCTTCAGCTTCACCACCCAGGTGCTCGGCAAAGGCAAGCACCTTTTCCTTCTCCGCAGGGAGGACCTTGCCGGATTCTACCAGCTTGTCGAACATGGACTCCCGAGCCTCCCTTTCCTTATCAGCCTTGGCCTGGGCAACATCTGCGGCCAGCTTTTCCGCTTTGGCTTCAGCGGCTTCCCGGGCCGCCTTTTCCTCTTCCAGCTTTTTCTGCAGCTCCTCTATTGTCATACCTGCACCCTCCTTGTTTGTGTGTTCAAGATATTCCTCATACTCCTCTGTCTCGCTGAAGCTGACCTCGCCAAGGCCCTCAACAGCAGGCTGGGCAGCTCCCAGCAAACCTACATGCCGGATACGTCCATCCGGGTAAAAACTGACAGACTTTTGCTTGTACCGTCCGTCAGCAACCGCCTTTTTCAACTCTGCGGGCACCTGTTTGAAACTGGCCATCAGCACATCGCCGACACGTTTAAGCTTATCGATCCAGCCGTATGCCGGAGCATTATCCTTGGGATGCCCGATGACCAGGGGGGCTTCGCGCTTGCTCGGGTCATACGACTCAATGGCCTTATCCAGATCGTCCACCGTCCATGTCTTTGTCCGTCCGTGTGAGTCGGTATGGGTTCCCGCGCGGAAGATGGGTGTCCATGTCATGACTGTTTCCTCGCTGCTAGACGTTGTTCCAATGGCTGGCGCAGATTGGCCGGGTATTTGCTCAGATCCGGGTTCCAGCCCTCTTTGGCACTGTTTGTCTCAAAGCCTTTATCCGGCATAAGCGGTCTTGCGGGCATCTTTTCGCCCGTCACCGGGTCCACCGGCTCAATGAGCTCACCAAGGCCTTTGCCATGGCCGACCTCCAGCCCGCGCTGTTCGACCTGCCTGGATGACAACGTCTTAACCGAGCAGCGGCACCTAAATCCGTTGGGCGGGTAGAATGTGTCCCAAAATTCGCTGTCTGCCGGATAGATCTTGCCGTGGAGAGCCGCGTGTGTCGGGCGCGTCCTGGAGTCGTTGACAGCCGAGTATTGCCAGTACGGCCTGGATTCCTTGACGGCGACCATCTGCTTGTACCGGCCGGTTGCGTAGGCAGTCTGGATGTTGGTCCGGAAGATATTGTCAACACGCCACGCCTTGACCCCGGTCCACCCCTGGTTCTCCCACACGTCAGACAATGATGCCTTCCAGTCATCAAAGCTGGTCCCCTCTTCCAGAGCCTTGCCAATGGAATCGAAAATCATGGCCAGCACATCGGCCTCGGCAATGCCGGACACGGTAAATGCCCGGGCCTTCCAAGCGTCTGCCAGGGCGTAAAATTCGCTGGCAGGCATCGGTACTTTAGTGGCCCAATATTCTTTTGCCTCGTCCATGGGCAGTGGGTTTAATTCGACTGGCATGCTGCTCTTTGCTCCATAATACTAGTATTATACTAGTATAAAACAATTCCCCGGCACTATCACCCTCAAAACACCCCAATCGTCTTTACAATCGATTTTCGAGCGTTTTACCCATTGTCGTACTCTTGTTGGCAATCTACGCACCGAACACACCCAGGAATGGCCCGCCTGCGGGCCAACGGGATGATACGCCCGCAATCGATGCACCGAACCCTGGTTATGTCGTCGGACGCGATATACCCGGCCACGGTCCGCGACCGCTCCCATGCGCGCATGGATCGCCGCAAGTAGTCGTTGGCAATATCGACTTCATCCATCGCCCTTAACCTCTTCATTCACCTGAAACCGGCCCCACAGGTCGGCAGCGACCAGGGCCTGCTGCAGCATGTCTTCGAGATCTGCCCCGGCAAAACCCTTTTTCAGCTCTGCTGCCAGGCGCTCCTGCACTTCGTCGTAAGACCCGGATTCCTGGACGATGGACTTGATGCGCGCCATCACTTTCCGATCAAAAACCTTCGCCGCCTTGTCCCGTTCGTTGTCCGCCAGGTCTTCAAGGGCCTGCTGTTCCGGCGGGTATCCCGTGGCCTGGGCATGATCCGCGATTGCCACATCGCCAAGGGCAACCTCGAACTCATCCTCAGCCAAATTGTACCGCCGCACATAATGCGCCTTGGTGAACTTGACCCCGGTGTCCGCCAGCTTCTTGTCCAGATCCGCCTGGGCCTCATAGTCTTCGGGCTCACGGAAGCGGAATGTCGGCGTCAGGATGCCGGGGGCGTTGACCCGCCCGTATATCCACGCCAGATTCTCCATGAAGGTGCAGATCAGCACTTCATCGGCTGTCGCGTAGTCGGACAGGAGATCCTTGTGCGTCTCGGCTGCGGCCTTGGAGCCGGACGACCCAATGTCTGCCGTCAGTGTCTGCCCCATGATGACCATGGCGATGGCGTTGTCCATGTACTTGACAAGGTCTGCATGGAGTGAGCCGCTGCTTTTGCCGCCAGTAGTCTCAATCTGCACGTCCGTACCAGCTGTGACCACGGCCACGGCATCCTGCACCATGCTCGCCAGCTGGCGCAATATCTCACGCCTCTCCGGCTTCTGCGCGCCGGATCGGGCCTTCCCGATGACCCACGGCATGCCGAACTTTTCGCAAAGCGTTGTCCAAAATCTGATGCCGCCCTTTTTGATGGCCACGGGCCAGAGACACCTTGAAAGCAGGCGCAGTCCGTATGGATTCCACGATGCAGGAAAATGGCGCACGGCAATGGCTTTTCGCGGATCGACATCCTCACCGACAGATGACGCATCGATAAATTTGAGTTTGCCGTCAGATCCCCACCCAAACCATTCCGGGGGGCGCGGAATAACCTTGGACAGGGTCATGGATCTGTCTCCAGGCGACCACACAAGCTCCACAACCGTATATCCAAAAAGTGGTGCATCAAGGATCTCTGAGAACAGGTTGTACAGATCAACCCGCTCAAGATCTTTGGACAGCATGTCCCGCAGCCGAACCGCATCGTCTGTTGGCTCCTCGCCTTCTGCGTGGCCAGGCTCCAGCACCCAGTCCTGTTTTTTCAGGGTGATCAGCTTCCTGGACTGTACGGACGCAGTAACCTTGTGGTCAGCCAACACGGCGCGCAGTGCATCCATCCCGGCATGAGGCATCTTCTCAAGCACTGGATCTGGGTCGGGCATGGTCCCCAGCCATGATGCAGGATCAAACCCTGTAGCCGACAGGTATGTGTACATCTCGCTGCCGAGATCTGATTCCTTCAGATCCTCAACATCCATGAATTCAGTTGGAGATACCCACAGTCCGCTCATCAATAGCCTCGAAACAGATTTTTGCTGTAGTTGATCCCAGCCGTCAGCGCCTCAAACGGCCCGGAATACTCAAAATGCCTGCTGGCATACACGGCCAGCACATAAGCAATGGCCGCGTCACCATGTCGCTTGCCGCCATCCCCGGCCTTTGTCCTGGTGCTGGGGATCTTGGGAACACCCTTCACCTTTTGCACGGCCCGAAGATCGTCCATCACATCATTATCCTTGGGGATGGAAACGGTGCGATCCTCAAGCATGGCCTTGGCCGGGGGCCAGTTTTCGAGAAGCCATGAGTCATAAAAACTGACCTGCTCAATGCGATCCGCGCCATATTCCTGCCGGGCACGCTCAGCCAAAAAGGCTCCGTTTCCGCCCTTGTCCAGCGCGCCGCCAGCCAGCATGGGCAGACGGTCGCAGACATAGAACAAGATCTGCTCCTGCTGGGCAAAAGGGCAGTCACGGAGCTCAAGGAGGAAGGGCGTTGCAAGGGTTGCCCCTGGCATGGACTGCAGGGGCCAGATCACGCTCAGGTCGACGTCTCGTCCAAAGTCTTCTCCGAAATATGAGGGTCTCTCCGGAAGGCTCGCAAGCACAGGGTCCAGCTCCGCCATGCACCAGTCACATACCTCTCGAACTCTCTGATCGTCACTCCAGTCCACAAAGTCTTTGGACGGTGGCTCCCACCGGATGACGGGTATCTCTGTCTGCCAACATGCCTCGATGGTCGAACGGAGCAGATACGCACCGCCGCCCTGGGACGGGATGCAGAAGAGTTCTTCGTCGGCGTCGTCTCCATACGAAGCAATGATCTTATTGCGCCAATCAGCTTCCTTTTCAGCAGACCACTCTTCACCCCGTACCAGACAAATGCGAGCATACAGCCCATCCTCCAGAGCTTCGTCAAAGTCATACCGATGCACGGAGTATGGAAGACGTCCGGCCCGGCAGTCCTCGATCAGTTGGTTAAAATAGTTGGAGTCGCCAAAATGGGTAGATATGACCACCACCTGACCGCCCCACATAAGCAGGGCCAGGGCCGCCTTCATGAGCCCTGCCAGGTCGTCGTGAAATGCGGCTTCGTCGATGACCACCCGGCCCTGACGTCCACGAAGGTTGGTAGGCCGGGAAGACAGAGCGACAATCTGATGGTCAGACGCAAAGGTGATCCGAAAGGCCGCGATATCCTTGTCACCATCATCCGTCTTGTCCTTGAACACGAATTCATCGATGTCCGAACACACCTTGGCGAACTGCTTGGCCCACCATGCGCATGTCTGGATGTACTCCCTGGTCATCTCCTGATTGTATCCGATGTACAGCACGTCCATACCGTCCCGGCCTTCGGTGGCCGCTACAAGCACGTCATCAGACGCCTCGGCCCAGGTGATCCCGATACGCCTGGATTTCTCGACGATCTTGACCTCGGACGTATCAGCCACCCACTTTTGCTGATAGGGCAGCAGGACCGCTGGTGCCCGGTCAAGATCGCTGATGTCCAACATGCTGCTCATTATTGAATCCCCAGAATTTGCTTCCTAAATGCATTCGCACTCTCAACCGACAGCCCGTTTGCCCGGGCAGATTCACGCCCGTCTGCGTTCGTCTGCGCCCGCATCTGTGAGATCATTTCCATTGCCTGACGCAACTCTTTGATCGACTTGAAATCGACTTGACCCGGGTCACTCAGCATCATGTTCAGCTTGGCTTCCACTGCTTCGCCCAGGGCGGACACAGCATCCTCGGTTGTTTTGATCTCCCGTAGAGGCATGGCACGCCTGGCCTTTTCGCCAGCGCCTTCCCTGGCCGCTTTCTCTTTTGCCAATGCCAGGTTCTCCAGGCTGGCAACAGCAAAGGCATCCTGTGCCCCCTGGTCGACGATCAGCTTTTTGAGCATCCTGGACCGGGCCTTGACGAAATCCGCACGAATCTCCGACTCGGCCAGGGCGATTTCTTCCCGCTTTTCTCGCCATCCGTATTTTTCGGACCACCGCTTGAGCGTGGACGCAGCGACACCGGTCTTCTCGGAGACCTGGTCATACGACAGACGGTCAACGCAGTAGAGCTCCTGCGCTCGCCATACTGTTTCAGGATCGTGCTCCCAGCCCATTATTCCCCCAGGATGTCCTTGACCTTGCGCAACCGTTTCAGGTCGGACAGATACTTCAGGTGCAGATCAGACAGCTCCACAGCGGTAACAGCCACCGCTTCAATATCCAGGTCTGCCAGGTCTGCAGTTGGATCAAGGTTTGACCGGATGGTCTCAATCATGCCGTTTGCCCGGATCTCCATTCGCTTGATGTCGGTTTCCAGCTCGGCTTTTCTCCCCAGGTATTTTGCCCGCTCACTATTCATGCCACCCTCCTGGACTGCATCGCGTCGACCTTGTCACACAGTCGCTGCATGGTCTGGGTATTCAGGACCACTACGGAATGTAAATCTCTACACACCCGCTCGTATCCCTCGACCAGCAGGACGTTGTTCTTGTAATACGTGGATATTGCATCAACTGACTTGCCGTATTCTTCAAGTATGCGCGTTGTATCAGCGCGATATGTCTCAAGCAGATCG